GAAAACTATAAAAACACAAATTACTTACCTCAAAAATTATTATTAGAAGATATTGATAGAGGTATGAGAGATTTTATTGTAGATATAGGAATAACAGTAGAAAACGCAGATAAAAAAGCTGCAGAAGTACCAGTTATTTTTTTAACTCAAGAAAGATGGGCTGAATTTAAAATGAACTGGAAGTTTTTAAAGGATGAAAGTGGAGAAGAAATAACAATGCCTTTTATGACTCTAAGAAGAACAGGAGTTAGAAAAGGAAGTTCACCGCTAAAAAGAACAATACCAAAAAAATTAAAATTTCAATATGTTAAAATTCCTTCATTTGATGGGGTTTTAGGTGGGTATGAAATGTATAAAATACCTCAACCTACTTGGGTTGATGTTGAATATGAATTAAGATTTGTCACACATTATATGCAAGATGTAAACATTTCTTATGAAAAAATGTTAGAAGAAACTTATTCTGACGGTCAAGGATATATGAAAATAAATGGATATGATATTCCATCAATACTAGGAGACCCGTCTGAAGATAACACTGTAGACACTATAGATGCAGATAGATATTTTCAACTAGTATACCCTATAACTGTACATTCAAGAATAGTAGACCCGAATAAATTCGAGAGAGTTCAAACTGTTACAAAAATTTCTATAGAAATTCAAGAAGATGAATGTTAGTTTTATGTTTTTTTATCCTATTTATTGTAAAACATTATAAAATTTAAAATAATAAGCAGATGGCAACTATATTCGTATCACCGGGAGTTTACACTAGAGAACAAGATTTTTCAGTATTTGCTTCAAGAGTTGGATTAACAAAATTAGGGCTAGTAGGACTAACAGAAAAAGGACCTGCATTTGAACCTACCAACGTAAGAAGTACAGATGAATATCTTTTTAGATTTGGTAACACAAGCTCCTCATTAGCACTTCCATATGTAGCTAATTCTTTTTTAACTCAATCTAGTGAGTTATCAGTAACTAGAGTATTAGGAAAGGAAGGGTTTACAAATTCAAAAGCATGGTTAATAACAGCAGAAAGTGCTAATTCCGATTATAACGGAGCAACTATCGCTGTATTAAGAAGTAAATCTTCAGATAATGGAACAACTTTTTTACAATCAAATGAAACTGATTTAGAAATTGGAAACGTTACTGCAGGAGCTCCTTTATCTGACTTTACTCTTAGCGCTTCAACTGGGCCTTTTAGTGCTTATACTTTAAGTATGAACTTAGATGAAAGCACAAGCGGTTATATATTAAATGTTTTAGGTCAAAATCCTAAAAAATTAGCAGGAGACTATGGAGTTTATGTAGAAGCTATTTATTCTCACTTTGTAAGAGAGGCAGCAGACAGAGGCGATATAAGCGGTATAACTGCAAATTTAGTTTATACAGCTGCAGAAACTGCTTATACTGATTATACTTCTCCTTATACAAATCCATTTACTCCAAAAGTTGTGTCAAATGTAGTTGGAGGCGAAGTTAGAGATTTGTTTACTTTCCAATCTATTTCAGATGGTAATGCAGCAAACAGAGAAATTAAAATATCTATAAGTAATATTGATGTAGTAACAAAAACATTTGATGTTGTTATTAGAGATTTTAATGACACCGATGCTAGTGCTTTCCAAACTGCTTTAGAAAGATTTAGGGGAGTAACAATGAATCCAAATGATAGAAACTATATAGCTAGAGTTATAGGTACTACAGATGAAGAATATCCTAGAAATTCATTATTTGTAACTCTTGATATGGAAGAAGGACATCCAACAAATGTTGTTCCTGCAGGTTTTAGAGGATACAAACAAAGACAAGTTGGAATGAGTGGAGAAACAGCTGCTCCTATGTATTATAAAACTTCTTATCTTTCTGGAGATTCTGTAAATAGAACTTTCTTAGGAATTTCAGAATTAGCTTATACTGGATTTACTTCAGACCAAGTAAGCTATAGTAAAGTTATAAGTACAGTAGAAAAAGATTTCTTTAAATATATACCTTCTGAAGATAATGTAACAGTTAAAGGTTTCCACTTAGAAAGTACAGCACCAGCTGCAGGATTTACTACAGGAGATAAAGTTTCAATAACTGGCTACACAAAAGCACAACTTAAGTTTACTCTTGCTCCTTCAAAAGGTTTTGATGGATGGAATCAATACAAAGACCCTACTTTTACTTCAAACATTGCAGACTTATCAAATAGAAATGCATTTAAAGAAGCTATAGATAAAGTACAAAATCCAGAAGAAGTAGATATTAACTTATTTGCAACTCCAGGAATAGATTTTTCAACCAACGAAGAAGTTGTAAAGTATGCTTTAGAAAAAATAGAAGATAGAGCAGACACTCTTTATATAATGGATTCTCCTAGGCTTAGTGATGAGATTTCAAAAGGAACTCCAGAACAAGTTGTTCTTGCTATGCAAGATACAGGTATTGACTCTAACTATGCAGCAACTTACTGGCCTTGGGTACAAATAGAAGACCAAACAACAGGTAAGTTTGTTTATATATCACCTACTGCTGAAGTTGTTAAAGCTATAGGATTAACTGACAACATTGCATTCCCTTGGTTTGCGCCAGCTGGTATCAATAGAGGTACTATGGGAGACTCAGTTAGAAGGGCAGATGTTAAGTTAAGCCAAACTGATAGAGATACATTGTATGATGGAAGAATAAATCCAATTGCAACTTTTGTACAACAAGGAGTTGTAATTTATGGACAAAAAACTCTTCAAATCAGACAATCTGCTTTAGATAGAATTAATGTAAGAAGATTACTACTTCAAATAAGAAGAGTGGTAGCTGCAACTTCTCAGACTTTATTGTTTGAGCAAAATGACCAAACATTAAGAGACCAATTCTTATCAAAAGTAGAGCCTTTATTATTACAAATTCAAAACCAAAGAGGTTTAACTGGATTTAGAGTTATAATGGATGAGTCTAACAATCCACCTGAAGTTGTTGATAGAAACACATTAGTTGGTAAGATTCAATTGAAACCTACAAGAACTGCAGAATTTATTGATTTAACATTCCAAGTTCTTCCTACTGGTGCTAGGTTTGAAGACTTCTAACAATTAGAAATATATTTTATAAAGGAGGGTTTTTCCCTCCTTTTTTTTTAAAAAATAAAAAATTTTATAAATATAGTCCAATAATTTTTTTTGCTTAATATTTATAAATGATTAAAGAAACAATTAAATTATTATAAAATGGCTGTAATGTTTAGACCAGTTCCTGTAGAACAGGAACCAAAAAGAAAAAATAGATTTGTACTAGAGTTTCCATCAGAATTAGGAATTGAATCTTTTAACGTACAAACTTCAGGAAAACCTACGATAGAAATCGGAAGTACAGAAATTCCATATATGAACACTAGTACATTCGTTGCTGGTAGATATAAATGGCAAGCAATTGACATTGAATTTATTGATGTTATTGGACCTTCTACCACTCAAAAAGTAATGGAATGGGTTAGACTTCATGCTGAATCAGCTACTGGTAGAATGGGGTATGCAGTAGGTTACAAAAAGAATCTAGTATTAAAAGCATTAGACCCTGTAGGAGTTGAAGTTGAAAAATGGACAATGATTGGTTGCTTTATAACCAACGCATCTTTTGACGATTATGATTACAGTGCTGATGATATTTCAAAAGTTAAGATTAACGTACAGCCTGACAGATGTCTTCTTAACGCCTAATTAAACTTCTAATATTAATATAAAAAAAGGAGACTGTTTTAGTAACGGTCTCCTTTTTTGTTACTATTTATTTTAGAAGAATTTATCTTTTAATTATGGCTTATTTGAGGATTTATAGTGATTTTTATTGTATTCAGTCCATACCAGGCGTAACAGGAGACACTTATACGCTGATAAATGTGGAAAGTTTATCTTCTCAAGTAAAAGTTTTAGGAAATAATTCAGTAATTGAAAGTCCAATTGTTCAAAATGAATCAACAGGCAAATATTATGTTGATTTAAATCCAAATTATTATAATATAGATGATACTTATGAAATAAATTGGATAGTAAAATATACAAGTCAAAGTCCTCAAAAGATTTTGATTACAAGATTTAAATTTAAACCTGTTGTGGTTGGTCAAAATGTAGATATAAGATTAAACACAGAAGAAATAAGGTTAGAAATAGTTAATAGTTAGAATATGGCAAGAGGAGAAAAACCATTTATAATAAAAAGAAATGACACAGCCCCAGCTTTAATAGCAACTATATATGACAAGGGTTGTTTAGGAGGTTGGAATAGACTAAACTTAAGTGCAGTTACTAGAGTAGACTTTTCTATGGTTGATGATTGTGGTGCTTTGATAGTTTCTTCTCAATCAGCTCAAACGATATCTGCTTCTAGTGGAATAATACAATATAATTGGAGAGAGGGTGATACTGCTATAGCTGGTAATTACACAGGAGAATTTGAATTGTTTTTTGGAGATGGAACAAAAATGTCTCTTCCTAGAGAAGGGGGTATAAGTATAAGAATTGCAGAAGATATTAATAATATATAAAGACTAGAAAGTGGCAGGACAATATTTTTATAAAGTAGGTTCAGACGGTAATTTTTTACCCTTAAGCGGTGGCACTGTAAGTGGCAATACTTATATTGATGCAACCTTGTCTGCAAACACTTTAAATTTGGTAAATATACCAGTAAATGATGATTCTTTAAATCAAGTTTTAGTTAGAGATAGTGTTACAGGAGATGTAAAATATAGAGATGTAAGTAGTATAGTAGGAAGTTTAGATTTAGGAAAAATATTATTTGTTGCAGAAACTGGTGATGACTCAACAGGTACAAAAGGAGATATAAGTAAGCCATATAGAAATTTGTACGCAGCAAAAAGCGCTTCTACATCAGGAGATACAGTTTATGTATACCCAGGTACTTGGATATATGACAATACAGACGCTGCTGGAAATCCATATAATGGCAATATGGACACTCTAGTTAATTTATGGAAAGATGGTGTATCTTATTATTTTTCACCTAATTCTAAGGTAATTTTTTACAATCAAACAGTGACTGGTGAAAATATGCACTTGTTTATTCCTCCAAATACGGCAACAACTGTTGAATCTTGTAGTGTATATGGAGAATTAGAATGGGAAGGTAGCTCTATAGGTGTTAACACTTCAAATGGAGGTACAGGATTTCATACTATTTCTGGATTTTATGATAATGCTTATAGGTTTAGTGCTAAAGTAAAATCATTAGTTTCTAAATCTTCAGGAATTGGGTATGCTGGAATATATGGTTATAGTGGTAATACGGAAGGTAGTTTTACTTTAGATGCTGATTTGCTTGAGGTCGATTATCAAGGTGGTCAATCAGGTAATGGTGGTGCAGTAGCAGTACAATGTGATGGTAAATTTATTACAACTATTAATGTAAAAGAAATAAGAAGTAGTTTTCACGCTTTTTACTTACGTTCAGATTCATATAATGAAGGTAATAGATTTGTTGCAAATGTAGACTATATGTATGCTAATTCTTTTGCTATATTACAAAGACACTCTATTGGTGAAGAATTTATTTTCAACATTAACAATGGTACTTTTGGCTCTTGTTTATTAAGAAACGAAAGTATAACTACAGGCACAACAACTATTAATGGTAATTTTAGAACTATTACTGATACAACATTCCCTATTTTTAATTTAAATGCAAATCAACCAAACACTTTAGTATTTAATGGTACAATAAAACCAGATAATACTTCTGGTGATGGGAGAAGGATATTTCAAACAAATAGCGGAAATCAAAAGGTTATAGCAAATTGTAATATTTTATATGAAAGTGATTTGACTACAACTTCGAGAATTTTTGAAATAAATAATGGAGATGTAACATTTGATGGCATTATTGACGGCAATTTTAGCGGACCTATTGCCAGAGTAATCAGTGGTGGCAAACTAACTATTAAGAATAGTGAAATTAATTCCAGTTTTACTGGAGGTACTTTATTTAGTAATACAAATACAACAAATAGTAAAGTAATAGTAAAAGATAGTAAAATAATATTAAATAATTCTGTATCAGATTTATATGATGGTCAGTATTTAAATACTTATATTTTAAATTCTAACATTAAAAATGAAGGCTCTTCCAGCATTTTTACAAACACAACTTCAAACGGTTTATTACAAATTCAAAATAGTGGTTTAGTTTGCAGTTCAGGAACTACAATTAATATTAGTGGGAGTGCTCCTTTGACTGTAACAAATGTTACAACGAACACTCCAGTAAACGCAACATCAATAAGCGGAACTTTAACAGAATTAACAGAATTAGATATAGAATAATGGCAATAATAACAAGTGAAAAAAAAGTAGTAGTTTTTATAGAGTTTTCATCAAAAAGTGAAGGGGTTGATGTTATGTCAAATTTTAAAAATCCTTGTGCTTTTATAGCTGGTTCTAAAAAGTACGATTATTTAGGAAGTGAAATAAGTTTTACAGAAGAATATTACACTGTTCCAAATACTACTATGAACACTATAAAAGATGGAGATGGAAAAGGTGAGGACTTTGGAACTATGTTCGTAGAAGAAGGTTTTTGTAAAGTAAATAAATTAGATGTGATAACAGAATGAGTACAAAACATAACATATATGGCTCTTTAAATGTTAGAGATAACATAACTGGTAGTACGTTAACTTTATCTAGCATAACTAATGATAATTCATTAACTCAAATACTAGCACGAGATGATTCAACAGGTCTTGTAGAGTATAGAGATGTAAGCAGTATTATTACAGGAGCTACTTCGGGTATTACAACAATAACAGCATCTAATGGTCTTACAAAGAGTAATGATAATGTTACGCTTGGTGGAATACTTACTGGAAATACCAATATTGATAATAATGGTTTTATATTAAGTTCAGAAAGCTTTTCTGCATCAACCCTGTCAGCACAAACTGTTTATGTAAACAGTGGAAATGTGTTCATGGATAACTCTTTTGGGGTAAATATTGGAACTAACATAATTGATGGTGGCTCTGGATTCTTCGGCCCAGTTAACTACCTTCAAATGAGAACTGCTTCAGACTATTCTGAACCTTGGTTTTTTATGAACGCTGATGGCGGAACTGCATTTGGTAGTTTTATACAATTTGCTCTTGGACAAACATCAACAGATATAGGGGTTACATTTATGAAGCCAAGTCAAAATGTAACTCAAATAAACAATAATCATCTTGCCGTATATGATAATAGCGGGCTTTATTCTATTAATAATACTTATGCAAGAGAAAGTGTGGTAGGTTTCTTTGCAGCAGAAGGTACTGCAACTTCTGCTGTAACTGGCTCTGTTGCTATTGCAACAAGTGCTGTTACAATGACAGACAACTATACGCTTTATACAGATAAGATTAATCTTATAGATACACCCATTAATGATAATTCATTAACTCAAATACTAGCACGAGATGATTCAACAGGTCTTGTAGAGTATAGAGATGTTAGTTCAATCATTGGTGCTGCATCTGGAGATACGTTTGTTGTGTCTGGTAATGCAGACGTAGCTACATCACAACTAACTTTTACTTACAATACTGGAGGTACATTTACAGTTGCAAACTCAGCAGCTTTATTTGCTGATAACGATATAAATGTTACGGGAGGTACTTACAATCCTGTTACTGGATGTGTTACATTCGCAACAAACAGTGGAACTACATTTGATGTTTGTGGTTTTGTTACTGGTATAACAGATACTTATGTTACTGGAGGAACATATAATTCCTCTACAGATACAATAGATTTAACAAGAACAGATTTAGGTACAGTTAGTATCACTGGTATAACTGACACTTTTTATTGGACAACTGGCTCTACAGGAAATTATTCCTTGAAAGCAATAAATGACAGTGGATTAGATGCTACAGGAAATTATTCAGTAGCTCAAGGATTTAATACGTTAGCGAGTGGTCCAAATTCACATGCTGAAGGCCAAAACACTACAGCTTCTGGTATTTCCTCACATGCTGAAGGCGCTTTTAATCAAGCTACAGGTGATGCATCACATGCTGAAGGTGGAGACCCAGGAAAATCTTTAGGAAACACAGCATCTGGTTTAGCTTCACATGCTGAAGGTGTAAATAATACAGCTAGTGGAGACTATTCTCATGTACAAGGCATAAATAATACGGCTAGTGGAGAAGCATCTCACGCTCAAGGGAAATTTACATTATCAAATGGAGTAGCATCTCATGCTGCTGGTCAAGAAACAATAGCAAATGGAAGCTATTCTTATGCAGGAGGATTTGGCTCTAGCGCTTCAGGAGTAACTTCATTTATACACTCAACAAACTCTATAGTAACAGGTGACAGAAGCGTTGTATTGGGAGGTCAAAATATTACAGGAATAACTGACGACACTGTTTATGTTCCTTATCTTAATATAAATAATTTAGCAACTGGAACTTCTGTTAATACTTTAGGAATAGATGTAAATGGAAATGTTGTTACAGGTATTACCAGCGTAGGAGATATAACAAGAGTACAACCAGGAACTAATATCAATACAGGAGGAACAGAAAACAACCCAGTAGTTAATCTTGATGATGATATTTCTCTAAATTCTGTTTCTGCAAATACAATTAGCGGAGGAACTATCTATTCTGGTTCAACTGATTTATATGACATTTTCTTAACCACTGCTGATGGAAATGATATTACAAGAGTTCAAGATGGAATCAATACGTTTACTGGAGGAACTGGGAACAATCCAACAATTAATGTTACAGCTCTCACAATAGACAATATAACTGTTTCTGGAGATTCTAGTTTTGATTCTGTTTCTGCAACTACAATTTACTCGGGAAGTACTAATCTTTCTGATATTTTTGCAACAAAATCAGAAGATTCATTTAGCACTGGAGGTACTGTCACTCAACAAGCTACAAGTGCTAGTACAGAAGTAACTATACAAATAGATGGAAATAATAGTTTTTCATCTTACAGTATAACAGGTCTTACAGATACTTTTGTTAGTGGATTCACTTATAGTGCAAACACATTTACTATAAGCCAAAATGATGGTAGTAGTCTTGATGCGGAGATAGACACTATTGATTTGGCTTCTGTTCTGAGTGCAGTTACTTTTAATATAGGAACTACAGGAAGTATATCCGCTACAACTTTTTATTCTGGAAGTACTGACCTTTCTGATATATTTCTTACTGAAGCTGATGGGAATGATATCACAAGAGTTCAGCCTGGTGTTAACATTAATACGGGAGGAACTGCAAACAACCCAGTAGTTAATCTTGATGATGATATTTCTCTAAATTCTGTTTCTGCAAATACAATAAGTGGAGGAACTATATATTCTGGAAGCACTAATTTATATGATATTTTCTTAACTACTGCTGACGGAAACGATATTACAAGAGTTCAAGATGGAATAAACACATTTACTGGAGGCACTGGAAACAATCCTACGGTTAATATAACTGGTTTAACTATAGATAACATTAATGTTTCTGGAGATTCTGAGTTTGTATCAATTTCTGCAACAACAATTTATTCTGGAAGTACTGATTTGTCTAACTTGTTTGTAACAGAAGATACTTTTGTAACTGGATTTACATATAATGATGCAAATGTACTTACTATAAATAGCAATGATGGTTCTGACTATTCTGTTACGGTAAACACTATGACAGGGCTAACAATAAACGGAGAGTCGTCAGGAACAACGTTTACTGTTAACGGTCAATCTGTATTTAGCGGACAAAGTACTGATGTAGTTCAAATATATGGCTCTGGCTCTACTTCACCAATATTTAGAGTACAAGGTTCAAGTGGCGAGTTATTTAGTATTACAGATAGTTTAACTGGCTCTTTATTTGCAGTTAATGATATATCAGGATTGCCAATATTAGAAGTGTTTGATGATGACACCATACATATGGGAAGTTATCAAGCTCCTTCATTAAATACAACAGTTCTATTAAACCCAGGAGTAGGATTAAGTACGGTCTATTCAATTCCTATGAGCGCATACACAGGAGCTTGGTTTGAATATACTGTTTCTAATACTGTTGGAGCTAGAGCAGGACAAATCATGTCTATATTCAGTGGAAATACAGCAAACATCACAGAAACAACAACAACAGATATAGGTTCAACTGATGATGTAACATTTAGTATGTCTGCAAATAGTACTAATGCATTATTACAAGTTTCAGCTGCCACTTCTGGATGGGAAGTTAAAACAATTGTAAGAAGTATATAATTATGGGATTTTATTATTCTCCTAAAATAGTAAGAGATGGGCTTGTGTTTTATGTAGATGCAGCAAATAGAAAGTCATATCCTGGCTCTGGGGTTGGTTGGAATGATTTGTCTGGTAATGAATATAATGGAACCCTAACTAATGGTCCTACTTTTGATTCAGGCAATAATGGTAGCTTAGTGTTTGATGGATTAAATGATTATATAAGTTGTGGAAATGAAAACAATTTACAAATTACAGAAGGTTCTGTATGTTGTTGGATAAAAACATCTGCACCAGGTTCGGGATTTAGAAGTATAATAGCTAAACAGTGGAATTATGGACTTTTTACCATTGATAATAGTACTTTAATTACATATGATTGGAGTGCAAGTGCGGTTAGGTCTACAGGAATAAATATTGCTGATGGAGAATGGAAATATATAGTGTTGACTTTTACAGAAAACACTGGTAGTCCAAGCAATAATGCAATAGTTTATTTGAATGGTGAAAACGTTTTAACAACCACAATAAAATTAAATACAACTTATATTGTAGAATTACAGATAGGCAATGGAGGAACTATATCTGGTGGTGCAAATCAAAATATAAATGCAAATATATCTCAAGCTAAAATTTATAATAAAGTTTTAACGCCAGAAGAAGTTTTACAAAACTATAACGCACTAAAAAATAGATTCGGATTATAATGGCAGGAAGAGTTTTATATGATATAGTTACTGATGGTTTAAAAATTTATTTAGACGCTGGGAGAAGTAAATCATATACTGATGGTTCTGATTATTGGTATAATATGGTAAAGCATGACCTAAGAGGTTTATTTGAGGCAAGTCCTACATATAATTCAGCAGAAGAAAATTTGTTATTTGATGGTACAGATGATGCTTGCGATTTATCATCAAAAGTAGATTATGTAGATATAAATAAAGGAACTTTTGTTATTGTAGTAAAGGCTATAAGTATTCCAGCTAATAGAGCGTTCTTTTCATTTAGAGTAAATAGTGAAAATAATATAGCTATTTTGGTAGATAACTCTGCGAGATATCAGTTTAAATATAAAGGAAGTAATACAACAAAGCAAGTAGAAGAGGTGTTGAGTATAGGCTCTGGTTCTCCTTTTAGAGTTTTGTCGATGACATATGATACTGAGGCAGATGAATTAAAGGCATATGTAAATGGTGTACAAGTAGGCTCAACGATAACAAGTCTAGGTACTTTTACAGGCACGCCTGATTTTTTAAAGATTGCGAGAGCAGAGACTGCTTGGACTAATTGTGGAGTTAAAAGCTTTCAGTATTATGATAAAGTTTTAACAGCAGAAGAAATTTCACAAAATTATAACACTCTAAAAAGTAGATTTGGATTATGAGTGGAACAGTAGGACTAAGACCAGAAAGTATTTTTAACCGATTTTCATTTGATATGGATGAAAACAATAGAGTATTAGATACTCCTTAATAATATAAAAATAAAAAATAATAAATTATGTCACACACATTTGACCACAGAAATTTTATGATATTCAATGTATCCGAATTGGCTTCAGTGAATTTTAATGAAGTATTGGAAACTTCACAAGATACGGTTAGAAAATCCGTTGATGAAACAAAAACATTTGTTAAATGGGAAGGTGAAACTATACCATCAAGTGTTGATTCATTAACAACAAAAGAAGGTCCTTACACATATAATGAAATACTAACAATATTGTCCAATCCAGAATGGACACCTGAAGAAGACATTTAATTATGAGTACTGCAAAAGGAGGAAGTGATATAGTTAAAAGAGGTTTGATTTTTTATGTAGATGGTGCAAATATAAAAACTTATAATTCTAATAAAGATGCATTAAAAGTTACAGATTTAGTAAATGGTTCTACAGGACAGCTAGAAAATGGGACAACTTTTAATACAGATAACAATGGTATTTTTGTTTTAGATGGTACTGATGACTATATAAATTGTGGTGATTTTATACCAATACAAAATTTAACTTACCCTTATACTATAGAATGTTGGGTAAAACCTGACATATCAACAACAAACGCAATTAGTTTTAAAGGTATTTTTTCGCCTGCGTGTATTATAGGCGGTTCTTATTATGGTATTAGTTTACAAACATCCCCAATAACTTTTGGGTCGGTGAGTCCTGAATTTGATGGCAACTATCAACTTCAATTATCTACTGGCAATGGTGGTGGTTCGGGTTCTAACAATAGAAGAACTCTTACAACTTTAGATAGAGTTTTTATTGGTAATGAATGGAATCAGATTGTTGGTATAGTTAGAAGTGAATCAGATTTTAAAATTTACGTTAATGGTTTTTACTCACATGGAACTATTAGTGGTACAGGTTCAGTTTTGAATTGGGGAACTAATACATTTACTTTAATTGGAGAAAAAACAGGTAGCTCATCACGAATAGATGGTAGTGTCTCTAATGTTAAATTTTATAATAGTGAATTAACTGATTTTGAAATAAGACAAAACTTTAATTTGTTAAAACATAGATTTGGTATTAAAACAAAATTATTTGAGAAAGAAGAGGTAAGTGGAGAATCTGCAATAGTAACATCAGGATTAGTTTTTAATTTTGATGCAAGTAATAGTTCTTGTATAAGTGACCCAATAAATAGATTATTAAGTGATACTACATTAAATGATTTATCAGGTAATAATGATGGTACTATTAAAAATGGTGTTGCATTTAATTATGAAAATGGTGGTTCACTAGAGTTTGATGGGTATAATGATAGAGTTGAGTGTGGTACTGGTAGTACATTAGATATCACATCGGGTATAACATTAGAATGTGTTTTTAATGCATCAACAAATACACAAAATGCGGGTATTATAAATAAATGGACATCTGGTGCGGTAACTGATAATTCTTTTACATTCTTAGTTAATACAACTAGTAATTTAAGATTTATTTTATATGATTCTATAACAGGTACAACCGATTTAACACTGACTTCTACCTTTAATGAAAATCAATGGTATCATGTTACATCTACTTGGGATGGGTCAATAATGAAAATGTATGTTAATGGTGTTTTACAACCTGAAACACTTTCTTATTCGGGTACAATAAACATTAGTACTAAACAATTAACTATTGGTACATTAAGAGAAGAAGACTTTATTTTTCCTTTTAATGGTAGGATTGCAATTAGTAGAGTTTATAATAGAGGATTAGATAGTTCAGAAGTTTTACAAAATTATAACTCATTAAAAGGAAGGTTTGGATTGTAAAAAAATAAAAAGACATTAATAAATAAAGTAGTTTAAATAATTCTACATATTTACTAATAAGACAACATTTAATCTACTGGATAGGGAAAGTAATTAAGTTATGGCGAATGAATTTGTAATTAAAAATGGATTTATCTCCAAAGGAGATTCTATAGTTAGTGGTACCATTTCTGGTAATACACTATACTTACAAACAACACCTACATTAAATCCTTCAGCAACAGAAATATTAGCAAGAAATTCTTCTACAGGAGAAGTTGAAAGAACTACTATTGGAGCAATAATTAGTGGAGATACTTTTGTAACAGGAGGAACTTATAGTGAGGTTACAGACACTATAACTTTGACAAGAAACGATGGAGCTTCTATAGATATTACAGGAGTTACAGATACATTTATTACAGGATTCACTTATGACAACAACAATACATTTACTATATCAATAAATGATGGTACAGATATTAGCACATCAATTAATACTGTAAGTGCGTTAACTGTAACAAATTATATAGATTATACAACAGAAACTAAACCATCCGCAATTAGTGGTAGAACTTATTTTGATGTAGATGAAAATGCTTTATCTTATTTTCCCCAAACACCTGCGAATGACGTAACAATTAATATTGGTCAAGAATCTGTAATAAGGGTACATAATAATACAGGTGTACAAATTAATAATGGAGAAGTTTGTCATATAACATCTGAAGAACCATCAGTCAATGGTGTACCTAGTGTTGTATTAGCAATTGCAACAGGGAGTACAACAACAGGTTCTAGATATTTGGTTAGTGGTGTTGCAACACATGATATTCCAAATGGAACAGAAGGGTTTATTACAGAGTTTGGTTTAGTTAGAGATTTAAACATTACAGGTGTTACAGAAGGAACTGAAATATATCTTTCTGAAACTACACCAGGTGCATTTAGATATAGTGCACCCGATATAGAATTTAGAAGAAGTGTTGTTGGGTATGTTGTTACAACTGGAACAACGACAGGTAAGATATTAGTGGAAATAACCAATGAGGTTGGTTTCTCAGAATTATCAGAATCATTATTATCTGTTGTAACTGAAAATAATTCATCTACAGGTACTAGAAATGGTGGTGAAATAACAATTAATAGTGGTGATAATACTTTATTTGATATATCTTCAGGTAGTGGTATTATTGTGGATAATTATACTGACCCAAATGACCCTACAATTACAAATGTTGTTTGGGATAATATTACAGGAAATACAGTCACTAATTTAACTGCAGATACCGCATCTTTTATATTTTTAAATTCTAGTTTAAATACAGTACAATTTGGTATTTCCAATCCACCAACAGAGGCTGATTATAGAGACAATATATTTTTAGGTATTGTTGGGCACGCGAACTTTACTAATCTAATTAATGTATTTAATATACCAATACAAATTGTTTCACCAATTAATCAACATCAGGATTTAACATCTGCGATTGGCCCATTTAGTATTAATGGAAATAGAATATTAAATATAACAGGAACTTTAGAGTTAGAGAAAACTGCAGGTAATTCTTATTTTTATGGTGGCAATTTCCATACAGATAATAAAGTACCTTCTAATATTACAACATCTAATTTAAGTGGTTCTACATTAATATACGCCAAAGGAACTGCAGTATTAGGTCCAATTAGTTCAGATATTGACCCTAATAACTATGACCCAGATGGTGCTGGTACAATTACTGCAATACCAGGTATTGGAGCTTATGTTGCGCATAGAATATGGCACCAACCATCACAAAACTTATTAGTATTCCAATACGGACAAGAATATTATCCAAATGCGGCAACTGCTAGAGATGAGTTTGAGTTTGAGAATTTTGTAGTGCCACCCGGATTAAATGAGGTTGCTTACTTGGTTGCAGTTATAATTGCACAAGATGGTGATACAGATTTAGATTCTGCTACTATTATACCACAAGGTAAATTTGCAGGTACTGGTGGTGGAGGTGGTTCTGCTGCAGACACATTACAAACCGCATATGATAATTCGTCAAGTCCTGAAATAGTTACTGACCCAACAAGAGGGGCGGTAGACTTTAGGGTAGGTAGTGGTTCTGATAGTGATAACTTAGTCACTTTTCAACAATCTAGTGGTACAATTAATGCATTTGTTGAAGGAACAGGAGACGCTAAGTTTACCAATTTAACAGGGACTAGTGTTACATCTAATTCAGCAATTAATGTATTTAACGGACATATCAATTTAAGAGATAATTCTTATTTCTTACAAGGTAGAACGGTTGCAGATGCTAATGTATCTCTAATAGGTGTAGATAATCAGGATAGAGTATTTATCGGAAATGCAGGATACCTTTCTTACATTGATAGTGATACTATTGTAGATGGTGTATTATCAGCACAAACTGCATTTTTAACAACATTACCTACTCTTAATAATTCAGCGACTGATATATTAGTAAGAAATAGTAGTACAGGCGAAGTAGAATATAGGCCAGTTAGTGGAATTACTCCTGACACAAACACCTTTGTAACAGGCGGTACTTATAACGATACTACTGATATTATTACCTTAACAAGAAATGATGGTGTTACAATAGATATTACAGGTGTAACAGACAATTTTGTAATTGCTGGGACTTATAGTGATTCTACAGATACAATATCTCTTTTAAGGCAAGATGGTAGTTTTGTTAATATAACAGGGGTTACAGATACTTTTACAACAGGTGCTACTTACGATAATGGAACTGCAACTGCAACATTTACAAGAAACGATGGTAATTCGTATACGCTAGATTTAAGTTCTATAGATGTTAATGACACATTTAGTACTGGAGGTACGGTAACACAAAGCTCATCTAATAATGAAAATAATCAAACTATACAGATTGTTGGTAATGATGGATTTAGCTCTTATAATATAACAGGAGTAACTGATACGTTTACTACTGGTGGAACTTATAATAATGGTACTTCACTAATCACCTTTGATAAAAATGATGGTACATCATATAATGTAGATTTAAGTTCTATAGATGTTAATGACACATTCATAACTGGATTTACCTATAATGATGCTAACACATTTACTTTAAATAGAAATGATGGTGCAGATATTAGTACTTCTATTAATATTGTTACAGGCTTAACAGTTAATGGAGATATTGAGATGGGCAATTCATCAACAAGACAAATATTCTCTACAGGTGTAAGTGATATATCATCAATTCAATACGCAACTAGCGGAACATCAGTTCAGACAAGATGGGATGGTGGTGGTGATAGCACTGTATTTAGTGTTAATAATACCGACTTTACGTCAATTTCTTCTACCAAATCAGGGTTTGGTGGTATTGTATATGGTGCAGATTATTCTGCAAATTACGATGATAGGTCTTTAATTGATTTAGGATATTTTAATTCTAATAATAGGTATGTGACTGGTGGTACTTATGATAATAATACCGCATTAATTTCATATTCAGGTGCAAATGGATTCCCTTCATTTACAGTAGATTTAAGTTCTATAGATGTTAATGATACATTTGTAACTGGTTCTAGTGTTGCATCTAATGTTTTGGAAGTTTCTAGAAATGATGCTCAAAAAATATTACAACTAAGTGGAGGTTCAAATATACAATTTGTAGATAATGGAAGTAATTCTATAACTTTAAATGCAACAACTTCTGGTGGTGGAGCTTCAGTTTCTTTTCCTTGGAAATTTAAAGTAGATACTGCGGCAGCTAACCCTGGTAGCGGACAATTTAGATTAAACGATACTATCCCTAGTGGTATTACAGAAATATATGTTAATGATGAAACTAATAACGGCATAGATGCTAGTAATCTATTAAATATATTAGATGTTGGTGATGTAATTTATATACAACAAAATGACGATGCTACTAGAGCTCTTTTGTTTACTGTAAGCGCATCAACTGTTGATAATACAGGATGGTTTACAATACCAGTACAATATCAACAAGGTTCACAAATACCTAAAAAAGATAAAATTTGTGGTTGGATATTTGCTTCTACAGGTGCAGAAGACAACACTGTTTCTAATATTGGCTTAGGTCAAGGCATATTTAAGCAAAGAAATGTAAATGATTTTGAGTTTTATTCATTAAGTGGAGGAACTAATACTACTTTAAGTGTAAATGATGATACAATAGTTATTGATGTTTCATTACCACCTTCTATGAACACTTATGTTACAGGAGGTACTTATAGTGATGCAACAGATACTATTACACTTACAAGAAATGATGCGGTTACAATAGATATTACAGGTGTAACAGACACATTTACAACAGGTTCAACATACGATAATGGAACTGCGACTGCAACATTTACAAGAAATGATGGTAATACATACACACTAGATTTATCTACAATAGATGTTAATGATACGTTTAGTACTGGAGGTACAGTAACACAAAGCTCATCTAATAACAACTCTAATCAAACTATACAGATTGTTGGCAATGATGGATTTAGCTCTTATAATATAACAGGAGTAACTGATACCTTTGTCACAGGAACAACATTTAATTCTAATCAGGCGACAGTTACTAGGAATGATGGTACAGATGTATTTTTACTTACAGGCGGCACAAACGTAACATTATCTAATCCATCAACTAACCAAATTAAGATAGATGTATCATCATCATTAAGTGTAGTTTCAGTTACAGGAACAACTTATTCTGCAACAACAAGTGATGATGTTATTGGTTTTGATACTTCTTCTGTTACACCTACTTTATTCTTACCAGACTCTACAAGTAGTGGCACAAAAAGATATGAGGTAAAAGATATTGGTGTTAATTCTAGAAGAAATCCTATAACCATACAAGCTGCAGGTTCAGACACCATAATAACAACATCATTAGTTTCTTCCTTTGAGTTATCCGCAGATGGTGGAGCGGTTATATTAGTTAGTACAGGTGCGGGACAATGGTGGCAAATGTAATCTTAGAATATGGCTCAAAAGTTTATTTCATATGGCGGAAAAATTGTTACTGATGGTGGTTCTTTAAAATTATTTAGTCAAAATATTACTCCTACAAATGTGTTGCCTAGTGCACCAACTATAGATAGTATTTCAGGCGGTAGTGAACAAGCTCTAATTTATTATACTACAGGTACAACTGGAACTAATCCAATAATAGATTATGAATATAGTTTAAATAGTGGTTCGACATGGGTTTCTTTAAGCTCAACTGATAATCCTTTAACTGTTACAGGATTAACAAATGGTACAACTTATTATATACAAATTAGACCTATCACAATAGATGGTGCAGGTGGAGAATCTAATATAGTTTCTGTGACACCACAAGGTATTCCTTGGGAGCCAGATGATGCTAATGTAGTTGCCTGGATTGATGCTAGTGATTTAAGTAGTTATAGCACTGTTGGTTCTACATTAACATCTGTAACTGATAAAGCTGGAACTTATACAATGAATATTGGTAACACCCCTACAGTTGTTAGTGGAGGACTTAATAGTTTAAATGTATTTGATTTTAATGGAAATGGTGAATATTTACAAAGTTCTACATATTCAAACCAAACTAGCTCTGGTAATCATTGGGCAGTAGGTGTATTTTTAGCGGATTTTGTTGATGGTGATAAAGATAGTTTTTGGTCTTATGAAACAAACCAATCACCTAAAAGGGATTACGCAATATCTTCAGCGGGTGGCGGTTCTAATTCTTGGCCAGGCGAATTAGACTTAGATGCATTATCATCTGGTAGAATTAGTTCTACAATTGGTAATAAACAAGATTGGAATCTTCAAAGTGTTTCAATAGATAGTTGGGTAATTGTTTCTTGTTGGTTTAATAAAACAGGTAATCAAATAGGTAATAGAGTCAATGGAAACAACGCATATACTCCTGTTAATGATTATGATAATTCTATTAGTCCAAATCAAGAATTAAGGTTAATGAGAAATAGAGCTTCACAAGAATTAGATGGTAGATTAGCAGAATTTTTCGCAGTCGCTGATTTACCAGGTACAGGTGGTACAGATTTGACAGATTTAGAAAAGGCGGAAGGATACTTAGCATGGAAGTGGGGACTAGAAGGTAATTTACCTGTATCACATCCATATAAAAATTCTGCGCCTACAGTATGATAAAAGAAAAAAACTTAATATTTATAATAAAATAAATAAATGGCTTTTTTACCTGAAAGAAATTTTTTAGAAGAGACTTTAGTAAGTAACTATGATTTAAGTAACGGACCCACTGGGTTCACAACTTCTGATATATCAGAGTTCAATACTTTATCATTACAATTTATTTATACAAGTGTCGCAGGAACTAATGTATTTGTTTTAGAACAAAGTAATGATAACACCAATTGGAGTGATTTAAGTGAGGAATACTCACTTCCTGTTGGTGGTGGTAATTTTATAATAGATAAAGGAACTTTTAGTGGTAAATATGTAAAAATAGATGTCACTAGTACAACATCGGGTAATTTAAAAATAATATCATTGGCGAAACGATAAATTTTAATATTTATAAATAAAAGATTATGTCACATATTGATTTAAAAAATAAAAGTATAATTTCACTAGATTCTGTAGAGTCTAGATTAGTTATATTAAACAATACTTTGGTAGAACAAAATGCTCAGTTAAATGACCAATTATTAGAAACTAAAAAAATTCTACATCAAAACAGAATACACAATATGTATAAGGCACACGAAAATGATTTTATTATAGATGATAACATTTTTGAAAATGATGAAATAGATTAAAAATAAAATAATATGGCAACAACAATTGAAGACGGGAGTGGTAAAGGTTTTTCAGTACAAGTAGATGATGAATTAAAATTAAGAACCAGAAGTGTTACTGAATCTGAATTTGATAAAGCAACCGCAGATGGAAACGCATTTAACATTAATACTTTTTTCTTAACAGTTACAGGCTCTACAGAAACCCCTTTATTATACATAAAAAATAATGAAGACCAAGATTTAGTGGTTGCAGCTTGGTTTATTGGTACGGATAATTCTGCTGGTAGTGCAACAAGATTATCTCTACTAC